CTCTATCTGATACGTATTATACAGATTCTTTTCCGAATTTTCAATAAATCATGGTTTTGCTTATCCGCCTGGATTGCCCACGCTTTGGGCGGGAAGATGTTTTACATAGCATGGCGTTTGATTACCCACAAACGCATTTCCGGGGTGTCCCATCGAGGAATGCGGACACCTGTCTCACAGAGTTTTCACGCAGGGAAAGTCCGCACAAATAACTAAGGCAGCACCGCACAATTCCCGCCTGGCGGCTTAAGCACCGCTTCGGCACTTAGAATTATGCGGTATTGCCCTGGAACCAGAAAAGCCCCGGCCTTTTCTGGCCGAGGCTTGATGGTTGCGGAGCAGAATGTGATCTGTTCGCTTCCGCTGACAGGGAAGGCAATCCGCTTAGGGTTCCACCCGCACCGTCAGGCGGGAGGCGTGCAGCCCACCGTGGTATACCCGGTTATGGGCCACCACGGTCCGGGCGGAAGCAAAACCTTCCCGGGTGTTGCTGTTGGGGAAGATGAAATTCTTGGCGCTGGAGGTGACAGTCACCCGGATGCGGTGGCCTTTCCGGAAGCAATTGGACAACTTGGTGGTTCGGATCTTCAGGCAGACGATCTCGCCTTCCTGCAAAAACTCCGACTGAGCAAAGCCATTACGGTATCGGGCGCTGAGCAGGCCATCCGCCAGTTTGATGGACCGGCCGTTCTCATCCACGTCGGTAACACGCACCACAAAGTCGGTATCCGGCGCGTCAGAAGAAATATACAGCTCCGCCGTCATATCGCCGGTCAGAACCAGGTCTTCCTTCAGCACAGGGGAGGTGTAGCACAGCAGGTCCTGGCGCAGTTCCTCCCGGGTGTAATCCTCCGGCACTTCGATCTCGTTCTCCGACATATCGATGATGTGCTGGGACGGATGTTCGGGGTCATAGGCGTAACCGTCGCAGTTCTCCCGCTCCGGCTTGGCAAAAGTCAGCCGCCCGTCCCCGGCAGAGGTGTTGGCATGGCCGTCACTATCCAGATACAGGTGGGTGACCCGGGTCTCGGGCACCGGCCAGTTTTCGGCGGTCTTCCATACCTCCTGGCCCAGGGTGTAGAATTCTACCGGGGCAGTCTGGTCGATGCCGTTGTCCACTTCCTTGAGGTGATGCTCAAACCAGCGGAAATACAGCCAGTCCAGATCAAAGCGCAGCGCCTGGCTGCCGAAGGATACCCCGTGCATGTCGTACTTACTGTTGCCGCTGTGCTGCCAGGGTCCCAGAATGACCTTGCGCATGCCCCGCGGGAAGTCATGGACCAGTTCCAGGGCTTCGGTGGTACCCATGCCGTTGTCGTCAAACCAGCCGGACTGAATCAGCGCCGGGATCTGCGCCCTGACGGAGCGTTCCTGCCAGTTGGACATACGCCAGAAATCGTTGTAGTCACTGGGTTCCAGCCACCGTGTGATGAAGGGCACATCGTACCCCAGAGCCTTTTTCGGCAGGTCGGTCAGGGGGCGGATGTTCAGCACTTTCTCCCAGTCATCGCGTTCCATCAGCTCAGGGTGGAAGGTTTTCTGAGACACCGCAAAGGCCCAGGCCAGCATGCCCGAGGTGAAAGACCCACCCCGGCGGGGCAGATCCACAAAGGCGCTGCCCGCGCAGACTACGCTGATCAGAGCTTTCAGGTGGGGGTTGCCGCTGGCAGCGGCCGCCCACTGTACATAACCCAGGTAGGACCCGCCCACCATACCGATGCGTCCGCTGCACCATGGCTGGGCAGCGATCCAGTTCAGAGTATCGTCGCCGTCCTCCACCTCGTGGTAGTTGGGCAGCCATTCGCCTTCACTGGCGTTTCGGCCACGCACATCCTGTACTACCACCGCGTAGCCGCGCTGGACGTAACGGTAGTATATCTCACAGCCGTCCTCTTTGCCGTAGGGGGTGCGTACCAGCACTGCGGGCACCGGGGTACTGCAGTTTTTAGGCAGGTATACGTTGGTGGAAAGATGTACCCCGTCCCGCATGGGTACCGGGAAGGTCTGCGCATGTTCTACCGGGAACAGCTGTTCCTCCGGCCAGGTCGAGCGCCACAGGCGCAGGATGGTCTCCTCCTCGGCACCGGGTTCCACCAGCACCGTGACCATCTCCCGGGCAGGGCAGGTGACGGCGATCAGCCGCCCGTCCTTCATCTGTTTGTTGTTGGGGAATTTTACATCCCGCTGCAGGTAGTTGCAGCCGTCTTCGCTGGTGTAGCGCTCGCCGCACAGGGAAACTTCCCCGGTGCCATGCAGACCCGTCTCGTAATGGGACAGGTTCTGCCCCAGGGCGGCAAAGTCCATCTTCACAAAGAAACGGTAAAAATCCCGGTCCTGTTCAGTCAGGTCCTGCCAGTCCAGCAGCGCACCGGTATGCACGTCCAGTTTCCGGATCTGGGGTGTGCCGTCGCCCAGCCGCAGTCTGCCGTACAGGATGCCTGAAACATATAAGTCAAAATTACGCATTTCCGTTTCTCCCGTTTTCCGTTTAGGCGCCGATGAAAGCACGGATGGCATAGGCTACACCGATGCCCACATAGTTGCCCAGGGCACCGGCCAGTACGCCCATGAGCAAGCCGATGTTGATAAGGGTCTTCCACTGGGCGCTGGAGGCGATGAGGGCGGCGGTGGGGCCATCCGAGATACAGCCTACGATGGACAGCAGCACATACTCAAAACGGACTTTCAGCAGCCGGGTGATGATCAGGTGCAGCAGAATGGAACAGGCGATGACACAGAAGCAGAACAGGGTGATGTAGAAGGTGGATCCGAAGAACTGCTTCAGGTCCACCGCAAAGCCGATGGTCACCAGGAACAGCACCGCTACGAAAAGGCCCAGGTCAAAATTGCCGCGCAGCTTGCGGACGGCCGGCACCTGTGCCAGGATGATGGAGAAGGTGGTGATGAGCAGGATGCGGCCTGCACTGCGGAACCCTGCTCCGAATACCATCGAGGAGATGCTGGTGGCAGCCCACACGGTGCCAAAGCCGATGGCCAGCAACCAGGCGATTTCCTGGATGGACCATTCCTTGGAGGCCATCAGTTCCTCGTGGTTGCCATCCCCCAGCATTGAAGTCAAATCCGATTATTGAAGGAACCCTTATGTTTCATACTACTTTTCAGCAGTATTCTCCTTATACCAGGTACAGAGGGTGACTTAATCAGGAATTTTCAACTTCTGCCCAGCATAGATGATAGTACCCTTGATGCCGTTCAGGTTGGCAATCTCAGGCCAGCGGTTACCGTTGCCCAGCAGTTTCTTTGCGATAAGCCAGAGGGTATCACCATCCTTCACAACATAGGTTGTGTAGGTGGGTTCGCTCTCCTGCGGAGAGGTTGCCACAACGGTTCCGCTGCTGTCAGTGGTGATGTACGCATCCTCAAATCCTGCGGCCTTGACACGGGCAAGCTGGGCTTCTGCGTTGGCTTTCACACTGTAAGCCCCGGTCTGAACCTTATAAAGGTCACCAACCTTCTTAATCAGTGCGTCAAAACCCTTGCCCTGGACGGCTGCAAGCTGCCTGTCAGCGTTTTCACGCTTAGAGTATGCACCAACCTGTACCCGATACAAAGTGCCCGTAGGAGCGGGCGTAGCGGCCTTTCCAGCGTACTTATCGTAGTAGGTCTGACCATACCCAGCCCGTCTATTCTGGGCGCTCTCACTCTGGTCTGCGGGGCGCTCATACTGCAAGAGAACTGCGTTGGACGCTTCCAGAACAGAAGTGGCAGAATTGAGGGTGGTCATCATGGACTTGTACCCCTGCATTTCTTTCCACATGAAGTCAAGCTGCATACTCAGGTCACCAATGGACTTGCCAACGGAACGGGCATACTCCAAAAGCGCCTGCTTGCGGCTCCAATACGTCCACTGAGCCAGACCATATCCTGCGCTGTCCTTGACAAAGTTTCCGTAGGAACCGTTATCCACAGCGGCAGTGTAGGAGTCATCGGTGTAGCCCAACTTCTTCTCATAGGCGTTTTGCAGATTGGTAGGCTTGAAGCCAGACTCCGCATAGATATTACCCATGATACCTGCCACAGCAAAATCATTCAACCCCTTTCCCTTGAAATAGTTCCAGATGGTAGAAGGGTTATCGGTTGCCGGGACAGTGGTTTCAGGAGTCACAGGCTCCTGCTCCACGTTCAGAAGTGCGTTGACCTTTTCGGCAATCTCACCGTGGCGGCTATACAGGTATTCACCCGGACAAGCCTTGTTTGCGAACCAGCGGTGAACCGTCATGTTCTGCTTGTCCACCTGCCCAATGAGGGACTTGTCCGCTTTCCACAGGAGTTTCTTGATACCGTTACGCTTGCAAATGTCAGCCAGAAGTGTAATCAGCGCATTGTAGGCCGCATCAGTAACCGCATACGGATGACTGGTATCACTGGCAACCTCAATGGTGATAGCCCGGTTGTCATTGTCACGGGAAGAAGAACACCAGGAACGGTCAGCTTCATCCACAGCCAGACCGATAGAACCATCCTTGCCCACAATGTAGTTGGCAGAACAGTCACGGTCAGTCGTGGCAAAATAATCACAGCCCTGCTTTGCCGTCCACTGCCCTACAATACAGTGGATGGTAACAGTATCAATGGCATGGTTACGGGGAGAGGTCTTATGCGGGGAAATCCGCTTGTAGGTAACCAAAGAACTGTTGCTCATAGTTTAGTCCTCCTTCGGCTTCGTGTAGGTCATTGCCAGCTTAGAGTCACCAACACCCGCAGTAGTGGGGTCAGTTACGATGCCCAGAATGGTCAGAACCGCAAACAAGGCATTGACCACAGCCAGCAGCTTGTCACCCAGTTCTCCCAGTTCCAGCGTGAAGCCGAATACAGCCGCCACAACCTGAACCAGCAGGAGAACGGCGGGAATGAGAGAAATCCAGAAATTCTTGTTCTTGATACGAACAATCCAGTTGATATTACTCATGGTCTTTTCCTCCTTAAAATGAAAACAGGGCTATAAGCGCAGCAGCGCCCATAGCCCCATTGGACTTTCCGGGAACTATTTCCCCGGAAGATGTACATTGTTACTGGGAAGTTTCTTTCTTCCCTTCCAAACCATCCAGTCTGTGATGTGCAGACTTCGTAGACTGTTCCACAATAATCAGTCTATCCCTCAAGTCCTGAATATCGTTTCTCATGTTACGCATATCAGGCTTAATCTCATTCACGCCATTATTGATATTCTCCAACTTCACAATGAGGGTGGTCATTTCAGACGCTTCCTTCTTGTCATCGGTTGCCTGGTTTCTTCGGATACCACTGACACCCACAGCCACAGCAACACACAAAGACAGGAAAGAAATGAGAATAGGGATTTCAACCTGCATTGTGTTACTCTCCTTTGCAAATAGTGAAAGGGGAGAAACAGGGCTTGACCCAGTTTCAGCCCTGCCGCCTTACTCAGTAATAAGGCTTTCCAGTTCCAGGTCAATGAGCATTTCCTTGACCTGCGGCTTGAGCGTAGCGGGTACGCTCTCATAGGTACGCTTGCCCTTGATAATCAGCGCCACATAAATAACAGCCATGTTTTCCACCCCCTTCCGTCCGATAATGAATAGATAAGTTCCAAAGATACGCAGTAGCATTACTGCTCACCCAGCAGCTTCTTGACTTCATCCAGAAGCGCAGCAGGAACATCATCAATGGTTTTCAGACCCTTTTTGATAAGGGACACATAAATCTTTGCCATATCAGTTACCTCCCAGCATCATTTCGTAGACTTCGGCAAGTGCCAACTGAACGTCCGTGATACTGTCAGCAGCAGAGGACAGCATAGCGTTGATACGCTCCATTGCCTTTTCCTGCGCAGACTTCTCACCCAGAACAATCCAGGAGCGCCCGCCATCGACACGGTGACTCAGCAGCACCATATCCTCATAGGTTTCCGTGGTCTTACCATCGGTAATTGTGACGGTAGCCAGATTGTCCTTGAACACAGCGTCATCAATGACACCTTCGGCAATGTAGTTGTTGCCGTTCAGTTCCAGGTTTTTCAGCACAGTACCGTCAGCCAGAGTGATTTTGTACATTGTGATATACCTCCTTCTTTAACTGGTTGTAGAGTGTATCCATGTTCTCCCGTTGAAGCCTGCTCATAATACGGTAGTGGTTCCTGAACCACGAACCGTACCAGTCATCAAACTCCTTTTCGGTGAGAATATGCACCAACTTCTTCATCTTCCTTCTCATGTTTGTCAGCCTTTTCGGGTTGATTTTCTGAATGACCCTTCCCGTATCGGTCAGGGAGTATTGCACTTGAAGGAAGCGCCATAGGCTTGAAAGTTTACAGATACGGGTCTTGCGAATATTCACCGTAATGCCCAACTCTTTTGCAACGGCAATAATGCCTTGCAGGAGTTCTTCAAGAAACTCTTTGCTCTCATGGATTGCATAGGAGTCATCCATATACCTCCCATAGAACTTTACGCCCTTGACGATTTTCACATAGTTGTCAATCGGTATCGGATAGATTATCCCTGCGACCTGCGCAACCTGGTCACCGATGTTCAGGTGTTTACGCATGAACTTCTCACCAGTCAACAGGCTCTTATCCACGTTCTGGTATTCCAGCGAATTGAACACCCTATCCATGCACCCGGCATATTCTTCATCGGTCATGTATGAAACATCGACCTTAGAGCGGTCAATCACCGCACGTAGAAATGACAAAGCCTTTTCGTCATGGATGTACTTTTCAAACTGCTCCATCAGCTTTTCGTGCTGAATGTTATCGTAGTATTTTGAAAAGTCTATCAGCAGGATATAGCCGTCATTGGAACCATGCTGGTGATAATACTTCCGCAAATGAACCAGAAGCCTTTTCCGGGCAAAGTCAATCCCTTTTCCTTTAATGCTTGCGCTATTATCGTAAATCAGGTATTTCCTCACAGAAGGTGTCAGAATTTCATCACACAAGGCGTGTTTGGATACTCTGTCCTTTATCTGTTCTCCCGTAATCCTCCTAACCTTTCCTCTTTCATGCAAGGTAAACTCTGTACTGGGCTGGAAGGTGTAACTATCACTTTCAAGTTCCTTCTGTAACTCAGCCAACTCAAACAGGTAGTTCATTTCAAACCTCTGTACCTGCGGCTTCCAATCGCTACCTTGTTTGGCTCTTAGAAAACTCTCATAGAGTACATTTCCATCAAATATCTCACGCTGATAACCTCTTTCACCATTACTGGTACTCTCGTAAGAGTGGGTGTCGTGTTTCGTATTTACCATAGTGGAGGGACAACCTCTCCTTTCTCTACCCGCAGACCGCTCAAATGGCTATTTAACTGCGGAATTGAAATCGGGACGCACACCATTAGCGTTAGAAGCGTTGTTGTAGTTCGCATTGCCGTTGTTGTTGACATTGGCAAAATTGGCAGCGGATGTAGAGGTTGCCCCGATTTTGAATTTGTTATCTGCTTTTCTCCAACCCTTAATCAGGTTGATTTCCGTCTGTATCGCTTCACCAAACTGCAAGTAGGTGTTCACATCAACGGGTAGGGTTTCGATTGCATACTGCAACTCCTGGGCAAGACGGTGACACTGGCCTATGGCTTCGTCCTGGTGTATCCTTCTCTGAATGAGTTCTTCCATGCAGGTAGGATAGATACTGTTTGCAATGAAAACCTCTTTCGTGATTTCCCGCAGACAGTCCACTATGACCTGCCGTTCGTCATAGATGAACCATTCATCAAAGGACTCATACTTCCGCTTTAGACTGTCATAACGCTCACGCTCCGCTTCCGTGAGTTCGGCATACTTTCTTCCACCAAACTGCTTCATCAGGCGCTTCTCAGCCTTTTCAAAGCTGTAACCAAAGTCCCGCAGAAGCAAATCCGTTATATCCTTGCGTACCTTATACAGGTGGTGAAATACCTCAAACTGGGACGCTTTTCGTTTGTTCTTCAATACAGACATAGTTTCTCCCTTTACCACACCCCACAAGGGGGTGTGGATTTATGATTTAGGATTTAATAGAGAAAGCGGGACGCACACCATTAGCGCGAGAAGCGCCGTAGTAGTCCGCACTGCCGTTGTAGGTGACATGGGCAAAATTGGCAGCGGATGCCACGTCACGCAGCCAGAAAGTGGTACGATTGGAAATCAGGTCAGGACGGAAAGCGAAAAGCGGATACTGGCTCTTGTCCACAGTGTACAGCGCAGGAACGGTAGAACCATCGTTGCCAGCACCAAACACCTTGCCGCCATACACATTCTGTTCCGTCATCAACTCCACAGTGGAGTCGTACCAGGAACCGCCAGAGGGCTTACCGTTGTTGACAGCGTTGCAAAGGTACTGTCTGTGCGTCAGGATATGGGCAGAACCAAAGGCATTGTTGATGGTGGTTTTCGCATCAGCAAGGCCAGTGGTGTACATCTTACTGCCCACATAGCCGCCAGTGGTTACGTTGGAGTCGTTCATCACATGACTGTACATAGCGCCGTCAGGAACCAGCGTGACATGGTGGGTTGTCATATCCGTGTCACCAGCCCGCAGGTAGTAGTCAAATGCGGCGATACGATAGGTCACACCGCCGATAGTCCAGTAGTCACCGATGTACATATCATCGAACGTACCAGCCTGAATTGCCGCATACTGCTCCGCAGTCACGGCAGAACCAAGGTTCTTGCCCCGGTAGATGGAGTTGTGAGCGCCAGCGCCACTTGCGGTCACCTTGTCCAGAATGGCCTTGTGTGCCGCAATCAGGTCAGCAAGGTCTTTCTTGAGCGCCCCGGCAGATACCTTCTTGAGTCCATTGCCGTCATGGATGAACAGCATATCGGAGTCGGACACGGCCTGCAATGCCGTGAGGTCTGCCATTTTCTTTGCATTTTCAATGTTCAGGTTTGCCATTTCTTATTCCTCCTTGTATTTCCAGTCAGCCAGAATAGCGTTGCCCAGGTCATCAGTGATAACCGTGAGTGTTTCATCGTCCGTGGCAAGCGGGGCAATGAAATCATTGGTCAGGCACATACCCTCAATCAACCGCAGACGTTCCTTCGTTTCGTCAATGGCATTTTGAAGGTTACCAGCCACATCCCCGGAAAGCTGACCCTTAATCAGTTCAAACCAGGTGTTGAACACCTTTTCCTGGGTGTCCTCAAAAACGGTGATTTTGTTGCGGTAGTCGGTCTTGATGGTTTCGATTGCCGCATCACCATCCGCTTTCAGCCCATCCACATAGGCAGAGAAGTCAGCCTGCGTAGCATCCGCAGTATTCTTGAAAGCGGTTTTCTGGGCGGTGAAGTAGTTCTGGAAATCCGCATACAGGTTCGTTCCATTCTCCACCATAGACATAATCGTGTTCAGTGCTTCATTCATGCGGTTTGCGTCCGCTGCACCGAAAAAGGACTTCTCCCGGTTGCTGTACTGGGTCACGTCCTGAAAAGATACTGTGCCGTCCTCATTAGTGATTTCCGTGTACCGTTTCAGACCAGACCAGATAGCATCCGTGTAGTCAGTAGGTAGCATTTGCCAAGACATTTACAGTCCCCCTCCTTTCATCCCAAAGTTCCATGTGAACATCCTCCTTCCATACATTTCATTGGTCAGCTTGTCGTAAAGGTCAAGAATGGCACTTTCCAACCTATTGAGTTCAGCAAAAGTCATCGTATTGCCGTTCTCTATATAGACGGGAGTTTCCCCGTAAGCCTGCTTGAGTGTATTGGAATTGATGGTGTTCAGGTTCGCTTCCAGTTGATTGATTTCATCAGCATAGAAGTAATCAGCCGGGGTACGGTCAGAACCAAGGGACACAATGGAAAACTCCTTGTACATCTTGATTGCCATTTCCCGCAGATATTCAAGGTTGTTCTTGATACGGTTAAAATCCACGGCATTGAACCTGTCACCTTCATAGTGACCGTTCGCATCCACGGAACCGTACCAGTCTGTTTTCGGTGTCTGCCACATTGTTATCCCTCCACTCTCCGGGCTGTAATTTTTCCAGAAAAAGACTGGTTGAAGTTGATGGTTGCCCGGTACACCGTCACCTTCATGTTGTCACGGAACTCATTTTCCTGGTAGACAATATCGTTCACGTCAATCTCCGGGTTACCACGGGTAGTGTACTCATACTCAATTCCAGCAGAGTAGTAGTCAGCAATCCATTCAGCCAGGTCTTGCGCCATCGTCATATCAGAGATAAGCGGATTTTCCCACTTCACGGTCTTGCCACGCTCCCGCAGTTTCATGCTTGCATATCTCTCCACCACCTTGTATCTGCGACCCCATACCTCAAATTGGAATGTACCAGTCACAGCGAACTTTACGGTAATGTAGTAATTGCCAGACGCAACGATGGAAACATTGCTTGCCACTTCATCCAGAGTCACCCGGTATCCGTAGGAAGCAGCACCCATGTAGAAGGTCATCTGCTCACCAGCCGTAACCGTAACGTCCTCACTGACAAGGCTTTCTTCCGGGTTTCCAGTCTGATAGCTGTAACACGGAACCACCACTTCCTTCACCACTTCCTGCTTGATAGCTTTAGGGGAAGAAGTCATATCGCCCTTCGTCATGGTGAAGTTCGTTACATCACCAAAGGCAAAGTGGTTCAGTACAATGCGGTTATACGGTTCAGCGGTTCCAGTGAACTCAATCTTCATAGTGTCAAAATCGTCAAAGTTATGGAGAACAACCATATCCTTTTTGATTTCTTCCTCTACTTCATATTCCTCCACAAGGTTTCCAGTGTTGTAGGTTCTCACCACAATCCCGGAAGGGAGGGAGTTGCCGAACACCAGCTTAATGCCGTAATACATACAGATTGCTTCCTGCGTTACGGTCAGCACAGGGTTCACAGAAAACTTGCCGTTTGCATCGGACAGTGCGCTGGAAACGAACCCTGTATTAAGTTTCCTCCCACTCACGTTCCTGGGCATGAAGAACATACCTCCGTCCACCACGGTATAACCCGTAGCCAGAGTTGCGTATTCATCCTTCGTGTCATTGCTCAAAACAGAACCAACCGTAGAATAGGGCGCTTCTCCGTTGGAGGTTGCCGTTGCCGCAGGGTTGAAGTTGGACTTAATCTGAATAAGCCCGGTTCTGGACTGAGAAAGCACACAGCGGCAGGCGTTGGCTATAATCTGCAAGGCTTCCTTACACTTCACACGGGGGATAGGGTTCTTGCTGTACAGGTGTTTCAGGCGGGGGTCAATGTAATACTCCGTCTGCCCAGCTTCACGCAAGATTTCAACCGCAAGGTCAAAGTAGCTTTTCCCTGCGGAATTATACATACCCTTGTAATACTCCGTATCCATGCTCCTGAAAACGTCCTGGCAGCGGATTGTAGCGGAATAATCGTCACTCTCCCATTCAGAACACAGAAGGTGGTTTCCTCTAATCCATTCGATTTCACCGCTCTCTGGCAACTGATACCCGTAGTAAATATCCATTTCCTGTCCCGTTTCAAGGAAGTTGATAGCGGAACGGGGGTTATCCACGTTGAAGTATTTGTCGTAGTTTTTCAGCGTAACAGTGAAATCAATCTGGGGAATATCCGCACCGATAGGGGATACGTAACTTTCCAGACTGGAAGCCATCACAGAGTCGTTGTAGTAAAC